CCGGTCGAACGGGTGGCTTCGCGGTTCCCTGTGGTGGATGCTGTCGCCGCTCCAGTGGCTGCCGGTTTCCCGGTCGCATATGGCGCATCGGTATCGGTCTCGCCGTTGTACGGTGCGGCGGGTTTCGTCGGTGGGTTTGGTGCTCATCTCTGGGCCTTTCGTTGGCATTCGTTGATGATTTCCTTGGCTTTTTGTTCCGGGTCGATGCCGGTTTTTACGCAGGCCCAGAAGTCGGTTCTCATCGCGTCGGTGAAGGTGCCGGCCGGTACGTGGTCTCGGATGTGGCCGGTGATCCACCGGTCGTCGATGACGGTGCCGTCGGGCAGCGCGTGCCGGTAGGGTTTCGGCCGGCTGGGCATGGTGTCCATGTATGCGCCTTGGCGCAGCCATCGGCTCATGTTGGGCGCGTATTTGGGTTCGTTGATGGTTTTGGCGTAGGCGATGGCACTGCCGATGAGCTGTCTGGGGGCGGCCGGCGGTCGGCCGTCGACGCCTTGGACGGCGAGGTTCCACGCCTTTTCGGCTTCGGTTTTGCTGCCGGTGTGGCGTGGGTATGCGTTCCATGCGGTCTCGAATGGGTCTTCGAGCATCCTGGCCTCGAGTTCGGCCATGGTGACGCGCTCCGGCTCCGACTCCGACTCGGACACCGGTGTCGACGTCGGGGTCGGCGTGGAGGGGTTGGGGGAGGTTATATCGGTATGGGAATAGGTATAGGTAAGGGTGCTTCGTTTTTGCTTGCCGGTTTGCTTCGCGTTTGCTTCACCTTTTGCTTCGGCAAGTGCTTCACCTTTTGCTTCGTTTGTTTGAAGCATTTGCTTCGCGTTTGCTTCACTGTTGCTTGAGGCGTTTGCTTCGGTCTTGCTTCGTCTCGAGCGGCCGGACGCCTTGCCTCCGGCACGGCCGGCGCGGGCGCGTTTTTCCTGTAGTTCCTTGGTGGCCGCGTACTTGCAGAGCATGGTGCCGTCCGGGTTGGCGGCGACGATCTCGAACACGTCGGACTCGGTTTCGCGCCACAGGCCGGCGTCCACGAGCTGGCGGGCGAGCTTCGGGCTGCCGCCGAGCTTCCTGACGCGCTGCATGGTGATGGCCCCGTCGTAGTCGCCGTGGCGCAGTTGGCGGCCGACGTAGCTGCCGGCGAGAGCCCACAGGCCAATCGCGGACAATGGAAGCTCCTCGCATTGCGGGCTGTCGTAGATGCCGTCGTCGATCATGAACCAAGTCATGGTGAACCTCTCTCAATGTGATGGGTTATTTGATCTCGCCGGTGTTCGGATCGACGGCCTCTCCTCCGTCGGTCTCGTCAGCATCGTCGTCGAGATCGGGATAGTCGGGCGCGCTTTCCTCGAACGTGGCGAGGCTGTCGTGGAGGTTGTCGTACAGGACCGCGCGGCGTGCGTCCTTCG